GTTTGTGGCGACTCGTTTGCTGGAAACAGATCTGCGTGTCGGCACCGCTGACAATGATCTGAACGCCATCCGCTCTAACGGCTCTATCCCAGAGGGGTATCGTGTCAATCACTACCTGACCGATACCGATGCCTTCTTCCTGACAACTGACGTTCCTAACGGAATGAAGCACTTTGTCAGGACGCCTATGGCAACCTCCATGGACGGCGACTTTGACACCGGCAATGTACGGTACAAGGCCCGTGAGCGTTACAGCTTCGGTGTGTCCGATCCGCTTGGAATGTTCGGTTCTCGCGGGGGCTGATTCAGCCTTCGGGAAGTTACCTGTAACTTTTCATGCAAGAAAAATAAGAAGGGCGGTTTCACACCGCCCTTTTTTGTGTATACTTTATGAGTCCCTGACAGCGAAAGCTGACAATAGCCAAGACAGGAGTACCACATGGCTAAAACTACCTTTTCGGGTCCAGTACGGTCCCAGCGCGGGTTCACTGCCCAAGGCGCTAATGCGATGGTTAACATCACCGCAGAAACCACCCTCACTTATGACGATCATGTTGGGCGTATCATTAAGGTTAATGATGCAGACGGCGCGATCACCCTTCCCACAATCACAACGGACACGCTTGGCGCTCGTTATACGTTCTTTGTAGGCACAGACTCTTCAGACTGTGACATCAAAACTGACGGCACAGACAAGTTTGTTGGCTCTCTTGAGGTCATGGGCGGCAGTAATGCGTCTTCGACTTTTGTGCCGGGGGCAACTAACGATGTTATCTCGATGAATGGAACCACCACTGGTGGAGACAAGGGATCTTACGTTGAGATCACTGCAATCGAAGACAACGTGTATCTTGTGCAGGGCGTCCTTGTAGGATCGGGTAGCGCGGCAACACCCTTCGCTGACAGCTAAAATAGGAGGCTGTAATGGCGATGTCTGATGTATTCGCGGTAACCAAAACAGCGGACGCTACGGTGTACGATGGTAGAGTTCGTGTGCGTCAGATCTCAGTTAAGACAGCCGGTTCAGGCAGCCCCCAAGTAGTTCTTAAAGACGGGGGTTCTGGCGGGACGACAAAGTTAGATGTTGCCTTCGGTACATCCAACACGTTCTCGGTGAATATTCCTGACAACGGAATATTGTTTGAATCTGATGTTTATCTGGATCTAACGGCCTGCTCTAGCGTGACGGTGTTTCTCTCGTAGGGGTTATCATGGCAGAGCGTAAGGCTAAGATGCCCCCTAGAAACAAGAAGAACTTCCGTCCCACAAAGTCCGGCGCTGGCATGACTAAGGCTGGCGTTGCGGCTTATAGGCGCAAAAACCCCGGTAGCAAGCTGAAGACAGCGGTTACAGGCAAGGTAAAGCCCGGAAGTGCAGCAGCGAAGCGCAGGAAGTCTTTCTGCGCCCGTTCTGCTGGGCAAATGAAAAAGTTCCCGAAGGCTGCAAAGAATCCAAATAGCAGGCTTCGTCAGGCTAGGAAGAGATGGAAATGTTGAATACTAACTTTATAGCCGGGACTTTGTTTGTTTCTGTTGTCGGCATGTGTGCCACGGGAGTCACATGGATATCGTCCACTCTCATAGATGTGGACAAGAATGTTGCTGTTATGTCCGTAAAGATCGATGACAACAGTCAAAAGATCGATGAGCTACACAGCATGTTGAAACCAATGTGGGAAGAGTTCACAGGAAGGAGCTACGATGACAATCTCGCGAGCTTCCATGCAGCAACAGTTAAAGGGGAATAGGATGCCGACTTACAGAACCAAAAAGGGCGACAACATTAAAACCATTAAGCCCATATCGCGGACAGGCCAGAAGTTGCTTGGCATGAAAAATGTTCGCAAGACCACTAAGAAAAATGTTGGTGGTTTCCTAGAGACATTCTCTCCGGCTTACAGCATTGCTAAGGGCAAAGGGCCGATATCGGAAATGGCCTCAAAGATCCCCGGCTTAGGTCTTGCGGGTATGGTTGGGAAGTTGGCCAAGAAGCAGAGAAAGAAGGCCGGATCAGACGCAATGAAGGCAGAGGGCATGGCCGGAGCCGACAAGATGTCTGGTGGCGGTAAGGTGGTGAAGTCAAAGCGCACACGCTCTATTGACGGCATTGCCACAAGAGGAAAGACCCGTGGCTCCCAGCGGTAAGCGCAACTACAGGTCTGAGTATAAGAACTACCAGTCCGCTACGAGCCAGAAGAAGGCTAGGGCTGGCAGGAATACGGCAAGGCGCAAGATGGCGGCTGCTGGAAAGGTAAGAAAGGGTGATGGCAAGGATGTCGCCCATAGGAACGGAAACCCTAGGGACAACAGGAGATCTAATCTGAAGGTTGTTTCTGCTTCTAAGAATAGGTCTTTCAAGCGTACAAGAACCGCAGGGAAGACAAACAGGAGAGCATAGGAGGTTCTGATGAGAGCAGCAAAGATGCGCTGCAAGAACAATAAGAAGCCTATTGCCATGAAAAGCGGCGGCAAGACAAAGTCCAAGGTGAATCAGGCTGGCAACTATACCAAACCGGGCATGCGTAAGCGGATCTTTAACAGGATCAAAGCTGGCGGAAAGGGCGGCGCTCCGGGTCAGTGGTCAGCGAGAAAGGCGCAAATGCTGGCTTCTGCTTATAAAAAGGCAGGGGGAGGTTATAAGGATTAGATATGAAGCATGCCTTTCTCCTCTTCGTTTTTTTGGGCGTGGGGGAGAACAAGCAGCTTGTAAGTAATGATATGTATTTTGCAAACATAAACGACTGTGTTTATTTCGCGCAAAAGTTACACAAACAGGGAGAAAAGATAACGTCTTATTGTCTGCCTAAGATGGTAGATGAGAATGTAAGGATTTACTAATGGATCCAGTATCTGCAATGGCAACCGCATCAGCGGCTTTCTCAGCCCTCAAGAAGGGCTTTGCTATTGGTCGAGATATTGAATCTATGGCAAGCGATCTATCAAGGTGGATGGGTGCGCTTTCCGATCTTGATCAGGCCGAAAAAGAGGCCAAAAACCCCCCTATATTTAAGAAGCTGTTTGCCGGGAAAAGCGTAGAGCAAGAGGCCGTAGAGGCGTTTGCCTCTAAGAAAAAGGCCCAACAGCAACGCTACGAGCTACAACAATGGATTAGTCTTACTATGGGCAAGTCCAAGTGGGATGAGCTTGTGCGTATGGAAGGGCAAATACGCAAACGCAGACAGGAAACGCTCTACAGACAAAGAGAGCGCAGGAGAAAGTTTGTAGAGATTGTTGCTTGGATTGTGATGATAGGTGCCGGAATGGCAGCTTTGACGGGATTTGTATTGTTGTTAAAGTCCCATACTGCACAGGCAGAGACGTATCCAGAGTATGTGGTGTGCCGTCTCAAGGGATGCGACATCATAGACGACAAGCGTGTTTGCATATATGCTGGTCCCAATAACACTATTGACAGCATATGGATGAACCCCTCTGAGTATTCGCCAAGAGAGATACAGTGCAAGTACAAGCCTAATGAGAAAAAGCCCCCAACTCTGAGGGAGACGTTGGAAGCGATTAGGAAATCGAGACAGTGACATGCCTTTGAAGAAATCACAGAGAAGTCTGAAGTCTTGGACGAAGCAGAAGTGGAGGACAAAAAGTGGGAAGCCGTCCACTCAGGGTCCAAAAGCTACCGGGGAAAGATATTTACCGTCTAGTGCCATTAAGTCACTATCGTCGAAGGAGTATGCAGCAACGACTAGGGCAAAGCGGAAAGCTAAGAAAGCAGGGAAGCAATTCTCAAAACAGCCCAAAAAGATTGCCGCTAAGACCAGAGCGCACAGGAGAACCAGCTAATGTCAGTAGTGACGCCTGATCTTCCCGAAATATTTGAAGAGGCATTTGAGAGGGCGGGCCTCCAAATGACTACGGGGTATGATCTCAAGACAGCCCGAAGAAGCCTCAATCTAATAACATTGGAGTGGCAAAACCGTGGACTTAATCTCTGGACTATTGAGTCTGGTACGCAGGCTCTCACAGCAGGGACAGCGACTTATACGCTCCCTACAGACACGATTGATCTCATTGAGCATCAAATTAGAACCGGCAGTGGAACATCTCAAGTCGATACCAATGTCAGTCGCATCAGCGTTTCGACGTATGCTAAACAAAGTTCAAAGAACACTCAGGGACGCCCTAACCAGATTTTTGTAGATCGTCAGGCAACATCGGT